CTGCATTTACCCTCGCGCACTCCTTCAGCTTCTCGATGTAGACTGCATAACGGGACTCGGCATGCAGGTAATTACTTGCGAGACTACGACTTAATTTGTCGACCAGCCCTGATCCATGCCTCGTCGATATGGAAGCCAGTGCCTTAGCTAGATCCGGCGGGACCGTCTCGCCGCCAGCATATACAGCCATGGACTTTAGCTTATCAAGCTCGGCGAAGAACGCCTGATTGACATGCCCCTTGTCCACGTAGATTGTTCCATCATTATTGGTGAACACTTCCTTCACATTCCATTGTGATATGTCCACGCCCATCGAGGATGCGAGGAACATGATGTAGTTGAGGGAGTTCACCTGCTTCAGCCTTCGCTTGCTATCCGGATCGATGATGGCAGCGAAGTTATTCTTCGTGATGTCGAAGATGGCCGTGCCATCTATCCTCGTGTCCGCTATGAACCCAGGCTCGACGATGAAGTCTGTCGGTGCCGGTGGTATATGTTCCTTCCAGTCTTCCGCTGCCATGTTGTAGCGGTTATCAGGCGGCATCGTCACAGCCTGCACGGCAGGCCCAATGCTATATATATGCTGACTTGCTTCTTGCATTCTCATTCTCCTTGCTTCTGTGAAATAAAGGGGAGGGGGATATCCCCCCCAGCCATTGACTTAGATACCAGCCTTGACGGCAGGCGAGAGGCTCACGAACGCATAGTCCGGCAGCTCATCATCATCCGTTGCTGTATCTCCATTGATCGAGGCAGCGTGAGCAGGCACACCAAGACGTGCCTTCACATCGCGCACGGTATTCACCTCGCCATCCTCGAACACCTTCTCTGTCCCGCCCAATACTTGAGCGCGTACTTTAGTTGCCATTGTCATTCTCCTTGTTATGTTGTTACCCCGCATGATGCAGGAGAGCGGGCACAAGATGGCCGTGAGTGCAGAGAATGGTATATGCACACCACCCTATGCCCGCGCTTCTACATCATCCGTATGTTTCGATGAACCAATCCATGTACTGTTTCGTCAGCTTCCCCTTATCCATCTTCTTCAGGACAGCACGCCTTGCCACCGGCCCGGCATTCCCGATCGCCTTAACGAGATCAGGGGGAGTGCCTTGAGGGAGGAAGAGGATGAGACGGGGCGTCCTTGCCACCTGTCTCGTGCGATGTGATCTCGCCTTGTTCCCCATCTCTATGCCTCCAGCACCAGCTCGATCATCGCGAGCTTGGTCTCCGTACTAAACCCATCATTCTTCAGCACGGACTTGACGATATCGAGGGTACTGCCCGCTGGCCTGGTAACCGTCCCCGCATAACGAATCACCGTCCTCACGCCTCTCGCCTTGGTCTTGCCTCTCGTGACCATGCAATAGAGGCCAGCCCCACTTAATGGCTTGCCACTTCTGGTGCCCACGAATCCAACACTCTTCATGACCACGGCGATATCATCCCATGACTTGCCATCAGCCCTCATCTCACGCACCATGCGCTTAGCTTCTGCTAACGACGGGACATCTTTCGTATCTGACATAACATTCTCCTTCTCAATGAGGATGGGGGGGGGTAACCAATACCCCCATGACCCAGCATCTCCATCCATTCTCAAATTGAATTCATTTACTTTGAAGCCGACTCACCAGACTCACGCTATCTTCACGGTCCACATCACGAGCAGCATCAGCGCCCAGAAGATCATCCAGCCCACATGCAATGTCTCGCGCCACATCCATCCCCCGTGCGTGTGCGTATGTAGTTAGCCAGTAATCCATGCCCCCAACTACATATCCCGAGGCATTACCTTATCTATTAGCTATGCTATTAGCCTATCGTTCCCCGTTATAGCCGCGTTCCCGCACCGGGATGAACCGACCCATGCACCGGCTCCCGATCGTGCAGCCTGGCCGATCCTCCGCAGCCTGGCGCCTATCTCAGACCACCGAAGTGACTGCGTAACTGCCGAACCACCGGGCCTTCACCTTCAAGGCAAGGTGCCTTCGCATCACCCATGTCCTGTGCCACAGGCACGGGCCACTCACCTGATTCTAGTTCTGAAAGGTAATGAGCAATGGCAGTTCGATAATCTCCATGCTTCGGCATGCGATGGTCCAGCCAGAGGAGCATGTCCTGCCTGGCAGAGTCTATGTCCCTGCCTCTTGTCCCTGTGAGCCGAGCGAATAACCCAGCATCTAGTCTCGAAATGATTCCGGCAATGCGCGCAGCACTGCCTCTACCGTCGGCGACGATAGGCAAAGTCTTATCCCCCACCTTTTAGCTTCCCCTTTAGCTACTCAATCCCACCTTGAAACAAAAGGGCACGGACCCACCAAGGCCATGCCCCTATCTATCAGCGACGAACAGTCCTGGTTTCGACGCGTCTCGACTCATGCCTCACGCCGTTGGCATAGCGCACCCTGACCGTGCGCTTCACATGCCTTGACGTAGAGCTTTCGACAAAAGCCGGAGCCTTGAACGATGGGCGCTGCTCATGGACAATGGCTGTCCCGGTTATGGCAGCAGCCAACAGCGCGATGAGAATCATGGCTGCACCCGCTTGTTAGCAAAGGCAATAAACTCTGCCCTGCCCATGCCCAGGTCGGATGCGATATCGCACGCTTCGGCCTCATAGTCCGCAACCCGGCCTAATGCCGGGAAGCTGTCCCTGCCATGGTGGGCAAGGGCATAGCAGCCCATACCCACAAGGCACATAGCCCATGCCGCTAGTACGCATAGCGTTACCATGGCTATTCCGCTTTCTCGGCAAGAAGCGCATCGTTCGCGGCCATAAACGCCTTGATTTGTTCGACATTCGCGATTAGCTTGAGCCATTGCGATTTGTACAGCGTCACGGGGAATCGACCAAGGCCATAGAACGAAAGCCCACCCTTCGCCGAGATCTTGAGCCCACCGCTTGGCTTCGCCGACTTAAGCGCTTGATTCTCCGCCTCAAGCCGGGCAATAGCCTCCTGCATCGCAACGATATCGCTGCTGGTTAATACCTGTTTAGCCATAGTTGTATCTACGTTCATACCATTCTCCTTTTGCCTTTCCCCTCGCCTAGGGGCATTGGCGCATTGCCCACCGCGTTATTGCGGCGTGGCGCTTCCCGTAGTGCAATTGCTGTGCCAGCCGCGAGCGCCGCGTTAAGGGGCCGGGCATTTTGACACCAGATGAATTTTACCGACAATTTGCGTCACCTATGACAATTTTTGTCATGGCCTAAGAGCGTTAATTCGAGCACTTAGTACATCGGCAGGGCGTTAGAGATAGTCGATGTCCTATGCTGATGTCCTGCTGAATGTCCCATCACCTTCCCCCTTCCCCTCTTCCTGCTACGAAATAACATTGATTGCTCTACGCTGAGGGCAGTAAACAAACAGCATTGATTTATACCCCTATCGTCGGGAAACGTGGTTCCGGTGGCCGCTTAGGGTGTACCCCCAAAGTTCTGAGAAGGACAGAGGGACGTGGGGACACCTTCATCCCCGGAGTAGCAATTCAGAATGCCCTACACGTTACCGGTAGGATCATCCTCCTGATCCCTGAATGGAGGACGGCGGGTGGTAACGAACAGTTGTTCGGTGGCTCCGTGGAAGCCCTCGGTGTCGTCCCGGCGTATGTTGATGTACTTGGGGGCGTGGATGGCGATGAGGACCTGGTTACGTTCGATGGCGGACACCATGACGAAGATGTTGTCGGCGATCCAGAAGCCCTCGTTGATTCCGCGCTTGAGCTTGAGCATGTGGTTCCATCCATGGTTCAGGTGTTCTTCCGGAAAGCCTGCCACGAACGAGAGGCGGGTGGAAGGCCGACCTTCGGTCGGTATCGGCTTCGCCTCAGTCTGACCTCCGGGCCTTCGGCCCTACGGTGCAGACGTTTTAGGTGTTTCGCTACGGTGTGATCGATGTGCCTGGGGGAACGCAGGAGCGGCAGAGCCTGGAATCGAAGCGCGGGTCGTTCTTGTGGATGACCGTCTTCTGGCAGCGGATGCAGATGCGTCTGGGGGTCGAGCATTTCTTCGGGGGGTATTTCAGTGGAGGAGCGTAGATGAAGTCTCGCTGCTCGAAGTGGCTGATCTTCTTTCGCCGCGTCGCCATCGGGTGGGTGTCTCCGAACAGAGCACCGCCTCTGTCGACTAAAGGTCTCCCTCTAGCAGCATGGTCGGAGTCTGGTAATGGCCTCGCCGGGTTGAGGTTCGTATGCGCACGTTGCCCCCCCTCGCTCTCCTCTCCAAGGGCCATTCCCTTGGGTCGCTTGCGCTGGCCTTGATTTTTCTGTCTGTGTTGGTTTTTTGACCTACACGAAGAAATGGTTGCATGAGGCCGACATGTTTGGCAAGCTCAAGATGAGTTGACGAGCGGCGTCTGGTATCTTTGGCCTACACAATCAAATCCGCCGGGCGCCGCCGTTTTTTTCAGGAGCTTCCCATTGGGTCGAATCAGCAAAAAGCGCCCCGAGCTTATTCTGTCCGAGGCCGACCTGAACAATCCAATCGATCGAAAAGACCCCAAGAATAAGTGGGTTCCCTACACTGAAGCTGAGAAGCGGGTCGTCATGGACCCCCGCGCATCGGAATCCTCGAAGAAGCGAGGACATCGCCCGAATGCCCGGAATCAGCCGGGGCAATCAATTAAGTACAAGATGTGGATGATCATGCCCGATGGGTCAAAGGCCCTCGTGCCGGTCGGTACACGCGTTGATGATATCGGCACCCAGTACATCTATCCCTATTCGGAGCCGGTCTCCGAGAAGATCTGTGACCTCATCACCGAGGGATTCACCCTGAGCGACATCGGGAAGATGGACGGGCTCCCCACGTTCCGCACGATGGCTAAGTGGCTGGATGAGAACGAGGAATTCAAGAAGAAGATGAACCTCGCGAGGAAGCACCGCGCCCATCATTACCACGACAGGATCGCTCAGGTGGCCGACGATGTGGTCGAGAAGACCTCGAAGTCCTCGAAGGTGAAGCTCGATGCCTATAAGCATCTCGCCGCCCTCGGGGATCAGGATGAATATGGTAACCGCACCAAACTTGTCGGGGACAAGGATAAGCCCATCGCGTTCTACGTGGACACCGGCATCGGCCCTCCCCCCGAACTTCCCTCTATCGAGGCATCCGGCGGCACCGTCGATGATGACGATGACGACTGAGGCGCGGATCTCCACGGGTTATCAGGCCCGCCCCCTTCAGAATCGTCTGCACCATGCGTTAAAGCGCTTCAATGTAATTGTCGCTCATCGTCGTTTCGGGAAAACCGTCTTCGCCCTGAATCACATCATCCATAAGGCAATCCGAAATGAGCGGATCATGCCGCGCTATGCCTACATCGCGCCCACGTTCGGGCAGGCGAAGCGCATTGCCTGGGACTACCTCAAGATGTATACGGCTGCCTTCCCCGGCGTCACCTCGAACGAGCAGGAGCTTCGGGTGGACATCCCGAGGACGAAGACCGACACCATCCGTATTTCCCTTCTGGGCGCTGAAGACCCCGTGCGGCTGAAGGGCGCGTACTACGATGATGTGGTGTTCGATGAGTACGCGGAGATGGACCCGAAGGTCTACTCCGAGGCCATCCGTCCCGCCCTCTCGGATCGCGTTGGCGGTGCGATCTTCATCGGCACCCCGAAAGGCAAAAACAACTTCTACGACATCCATAAGTTCGCATCCGAGGACACGACTGGCGAGTGGTACGCGAACCTCTTCAGGGCATCCGAGACCGGGATCATTCCTCCGGAAGAACTCGCAGCCGCACGCCGCGAGATGAGTTCGGAAGAATACGATCAGGAGTTCGAGTGTTCCTTCTTCGGCTCGAATGTGGGCTCGTACTACGCCGCTGAGATGGCCTTTCTCGCGAAAGAAAACAGGATCGGGCGCGTCCCCTACGATCCCGCAGTCCCGGTGCAGACCGCGTGGGATCTCGGGATCTCGGATTACATGGCCGTCTGGTTCTACCAGCGAGTCTTTAAGGAAATTCATTTCATCAATTATCTTCAGGTTGAGGGTATGGGTTTCCCGGAACTTGCGAAGATGTTGAAAGAGAAGCCGTATCTCTATGGCGCGCATTTCATGCCGCATGATGCGGCGGCAAGAGAACTCGGGACCGGAAAATCAAGGCAGGAGACGGCGCAGGCTCTCGGCATTAAGCCAGTTGTGATCGCGCCGAAGCTCACCGTTCAGGATGGGATCGATGCCACGCGCTCCCTTATCAAGCGGAGTTGGTTTGATCAGGACAAGTGCGCCGAAGGGCTCGATTGCCTTCGCGAATACAGGAAACAGTGGGATGCGAAGAACGGCGTCTTCCGCCCGACCCCCGTTCACAATGAGTATTCTCACGGCGCTGATGCAATCCGGACTGGAGCCGTCACCCTTGACATGCATAGGGAAGTCGATAAGACTTTGCCAAGAAAGGCCAAGACAGATTACGATATCTTTGGGGGATCGAGACGATGAGCGGTTTTTTCGATAAGACAGCGGAAATTCTCGGCGGCGCTCTCGGCGGTGCTTTTGATCAATCGGCCTATGCCGCGCGGCTCAAAGTCGAAGCTGATGCAGAGGCCACCCGGAAAAAGAAGGCTGAGATCGAAGGCGCGCAGATAGAGGCCCAGGGCATGCGCGGTCGCGGCCAAACAATTCTCACAGGCAGGGGCGCATGAGCGGATTCTTTGGCGGTGTAGATAGAGCCCCACCCGCCGCACCGGCTCCCGTGGCCGGAAGCGTAAAAACGGAAGCGGCTCTCGTTCCGCAAGAGCCGAGGCGCGGCAAGAAAAAGAAAACAGAACTTACCGGCGGACTATTCGATGAGCTTCCGGAAACCGGAACCCCCTATCCATATATCATGGGCATGGAGTAATCCGTGGCGATGAATGCGAAGAAGCACGTAGAGCGCCTCGGGCAGATGAGGTCCACGCGCGGCACGACGGAATCTCACTGGCAAGAATGTCTCGACTACGCCGTTCCCCGGAAAGCCGACATCACGCGGACGCATTATCCTGGCGATAAAAGGAACCTCCATCTTTTCGATTCCACGGCAGAGCAAGCGAACGAGATGCTCGCGAGCGCGCTCTATTCGATGCTTACGAATCTCACGGTGATCTTCTTCGAGCTTACGACCGGCGATAAATTCCTGGACGACGAGGACGATGTTCGCGTCTGGCTGAAGGAAAGCGCCGAGACGATGTTCCACGTCCTCAACAACTCGAACTTTCAGACAGAGATCCATGAGATCTATGTCGACCTCTGTTCTATCGGCACGGCCTGCCTCTCGATGGAAGAGGATGACGATCTCCATATCCGATTTGCCTCGCGCCACATGGGCGGGATCTATGTGGCCGAGAACAACCTCGGCGTTATCGATACCGTCTATCGCTCTTTCAAGTGGAAGGTCCGCCAGGCCGTTCAGGAGTGGGGGAAGATCGAGCCGCTGGAAAAGTATATGTCGAGCCAGGAGCAGGACATCGAGATCCTCCATGCCGTCTACCCGAGAATTGAGCGTGATTCCCGGATGAAGAATCCCGGCAATATGAAGTTCGCTTCCGACTATATCTTGGTCGACAGCTCGACGCTTCTTACGTCCAGTGGATATAGGTCTTTCCCATACGCTGTTCCTCGATGGACAAAATCCACGGGCGAGATCTACGGCAGATCCCCCACGATGAAGGCCCTGCCCGACATCAAGATGATCAACGAGATGATGAAGACGACCATCAGCGCAGCCCAGAAGGTCATGGACCCGCCGCTCATGGTCCCGGACGACGGCTTCATCCTCCCGGTGGATACGACCCCTGCGGGTCTGAACTATTACCGGGCAGGCTCCCAGGATAGGATTCAGCCGTTCGGGAATGACGCCCGGATCGACTTCGGCTATCAGGTCATGGACGACGTGCGGAAACGCATTCGCGACGCCTACCATATCAATCAGCTCCAGCTCGCTCAGGGACCGCAGATGACGGCGACCGAGGTGAACCAGCGCACGGAAGAATCGATGCGGCTCATCGGTCCCGTTCTTGGTCGGCAGCAGCCCGAGCTTCTCCGGCCCATGATCGATCGCCTGTTCGAGATCCTTTTCCGGAAAGGCATCATCAAGGAGCCGCCCGATGTTCTGCGCGGAACGAAGGTGGATGTGCAATACACCTCGACCATCGCGAAGGCTCAGAGATCCACGGAGGTTCAGAATCTTCTCCGTGCCTTCCAGGTCGCTTCTCCCTTCATCCAGGCCGATCCGCAGGCGATGCAGGTGTACGATGCCGACGAGATTGCCCGCTGGACAGCGGGGATGTACGGCGCCCCGACCCGCGTGATCCGCGATAAGAGGGCTGTCGCGAAGATGCGCGCCGAGATAGCGAAGGTTCAGCAGATGCAGATGCAACAAGAACAAGAGCTGCGCGCCACCGAGGGAGCGAAAAATCTCGCCCCAGTTGCCGCCGCAGTAAAACAGGAGATGACAAATGGCGGGCAAGGAACATAAATTAGTCGCCAAGATCAAAGACTATAAACAGATCTTCAAGTGCCAGGCAGGAGAGAGGGTTATGAACGACCTCATGCTCCAGTGCCATTTCCTTGACCCGGCGTTCGTCAAGGGAGATCCGAACGAGAGCGCATTCATGGAGGGAGAGCGGAATGTCGTTCTCCGCATCCTCAAGATTTTAAACACAAGTCCTGCGGAGATTGCCGCCAGGATCGAAACCATGGAACAGAAAAGGAGAGAAGATGCCAACAGTACTCACTTCAGGGACAGATGATAAAGGTGGCGCTCCTCCTGCCACCGGCGCTGCTGGCGGCGCTCCTCCTGACGGCGGAGGCGCTCCACCGGCAGTCGGCGATACCAAGGGTTCCGGCGCTGGCGCTAACTCTGGCGGCAGCGTCGGTGACGGTAAAGGGGAATCCCAGTGGCTTTCGCTTGTTCCAGAAGATATTCGCGCAGCGCCCTCCTTCGCTAAATTCAAGGATGTGGGACAGCTTGCCGCCAGCTACCTCAACCTTGAGAAACACGTCGGCTCCGACAAGATCGCCGTACCGAATCCGAAAAATGCCACCGAGAAAGATTGGGAGAACGTATTCACCAAACTCGGCAGACCTGAGACTCCGGATAAGTACGAGATCAAGCCCACTGAAGGCGTAGACGTAAAGCTCGACGATGGCATCATGAAGGGCTTCCGCGAGGCCGCGCACAAGTCCGGTCTCCTTCCCGGCCAGGTCCAGAACCTCTTCTCCTGGTATTCAAAGGCCATGAGCGATCAGATGAAGGTCGCTACCGACACGTTCAAGAACGGCGTCCAGAAGGGGCTCGATGACCTCAAGACCGAATGGGGCGAACAGTATAAGCCCAAGATCGGTCGGGCCAACCTGGCCCTGAAAGAGTTCGGCGATGATGCTCTCACGAAGTTCTTCGAGGAGTCCGGGATGGGAAATCATCCGGCGCTAATCAAGGTTTTCGCGAAGATCGGCGAGGGTCTCTCGGAGGACAAGTTCAGAGGCGATCAGACGGCGCACATCGGTCTTTCCATCGAGGCCGCCGAGAAGGAGCTTCTCGGGATCATGGGCGACTCGAAGCACGCCTATTACAACAAGGACAATGCCCAACACGATTACTTTGTTAAACACGTCGCGAAATTGAATGAACAGGTCGCGACAGGAAGGAGGAAGTGATGCCGAAGAAGCCGAAGAAGCCCAAAAAGCCGAAAGGCTATTGACATAGGGCTGTATAGCATCCCACAATCTGTTTAATGCAGGTTGTGGGATAATCCTTTCGGACCCCATCTCTTGAGGGTCCAGGACACCCGGTCATAGGCAGACCTTAACTGCCGAGGCAGAACCCCCTCGGGGATAATTCACCGAAAACCAGAACAATTTATTCAACTTCTAGGGGGTTTTGCATGTCTATGCAGATCACGGAAGCATTCGTCCAGCAATATAAGGCGAATATCTTCCATCTTTCGCAGCAAAAAGGCAGCCGATTGCGCATGGCCGTAAGGTCAGAATCGCAGGTCGGGAAACGCGCTTATTACGAGCGTCTGGGTGCAACGGCAGCCATTAAAAAGCTGAGCCGTCACTCCGATACGCCGCTCGTCGACTCCGCTCACAGCCGCAGGGCCGTGACGATGGAGGATTTCGAGTGGGCCGATCTCGTGGACGAACAGGATAAAATCCGAACGCTCATCGATCCGACGAACCCGTATGCACAGGCCGCTGCCTGGGCCATGGGTCGTTCGATGGACGACGTTCTGATCGCAGCGATGCGCGGGAATGCCTTCGCGGGTGAAGAGGCCGGTACGATCGTCGCTCTCCCCCTCGCGCAGAAGCTCCTGGCGCATACGGATGCCGTTCCGGGCACGCCGACCAACCTCAACGTGGACACTCTGCGCCGCGCCAAAGGTGTTCTTGACGCAGCCGATGTTGACCCCTCGATCGAGCGCTACTTCGCGCTCAATTCGAGTGCTCTCCAGTCGCTCCTCAAGGAAACGGCTGTGACCAGCGCGGATTTCAACACCGTGAAAGCTCTCGTTCAGGGCGAACTCGATACCTTCATGGGTTTCAAGTTCATCCGGTTAGAGCGGCTAGCAACCGAGACCGTGTTCTTCGATGGCGCGCTGGGAACGATCCTTGCGGCTCCCGGCTCCACGCTCGCGAACGCGGTGCATATGCTGGCCTGGGCGAAAGACGGAGTTCTCCTGTCTGTCGGCAAGGACATGCAGGGCAAGATCGACCCTCGCGTCGACAAATCTTACGCCATGCAGGTTTACGCCTGTATGTCGATCGGTGCAACCCGGCTTGAAGACGCAATGGTCGTCGACATCGCCTGTGCTCAATAAGGGGTAATGACATATGGCATCTAAATTTGGTGTGAACTATAACAACGCGATCCAGGCCGTCCCCTCTAACAAGGTGGACGTATCCAAGTGGGGCGGTCGGATGAGGGTGATGTTCGACTCGTTCGCACTCTCTGGCGACCTCGCGGCGACGGACAAGATCTTCATGGGCAAGCTCCCGAAAGGGGCCGTTGTCTATGATGCGATCTTGGCCTTCAGCGATCTCGATGCTGCGGGCGGCACGGTCGATGTCGGCTATGAGTACGCAGATGCGCTACTCGTGGACGATCCAGATGCGTTCCTCGCGGCTGTGGACGTGACATCGGCAGGCACGGTCGGCATGATCGAGCAGAACAACATGGTCGGTTTCGGCTATGAAGTCGAAGGCGATGCTGATGTTATCGTTACGGTTGTTGGCGACACGGACGCCGTGACCGGTACGATCAAGCTCGCGATCTTCTACGCCCTAGACTAATCTCAAGGTTCCCCCTATTCTAGAAATGGAATAGGGGGGATTTCATTTATGGCGGCATCACCAGTCGAACTCTGCAACTCCGCCCTCATTAAGATCGGGCAAGAGCGCATTCTCTCTCTCGATGACAACTCGAAGACGGGCCTGCTCTGCAAGCAGCGCTATGAGCCAATCCGCGACGAGATGCTGGCCTCGCACCCCTGGAATTTCGCACTGGTTCGGTCGGATCTTCTCGGAGAGCTTGCGGCCAGCCCCGAGTGGGGATTTAGCCGCGCTTTCCAGCTCCCGGCTGATTGTCTTCGGGTCCTAAAGACCGACCTGCTTGTGGAGGACGACTTCAAGGTCGAGCACGATGCGATCCTGTGTGACGCGGAATTCCTGAAGATTCTCTACATTCGGAGGATCACGGATACCACGAAGTTCCGCCCCTACTTCGACAACGCCCTTGCCTGGCGGCTTGCGGGCGAACTCGCATATTCCTTCACCCAGTCCATCACCGTCGCCGATAACTGCGCGAAACAATTCGCGCTCGCCATAAGCCAAGCGAGATCTTTCGATGCCCAAGAGGGAAGGCCCGACAGGATCACCGCAAGCTCATGGCTGAATTCGAGGCTCTAAGATGCCGAGAGTGAATCATGTCCGAAGCTCTTTCCTCGCCGGAGAGATCAGCGAGAAGTCTTGGGGCCGGACGGATCTCCCGCAATACAATCACTCCTTCGAAGAACTGAAGAACATGATCGTCATGCCGCAGGGTGGGTCCACGCGAAGGCCAGGCACGAGATGGATGAAGCAGGTGGAGGGCAATAAGAAGTGTGTCACCATCCCGTTCATCTTCTCGAATGATGAGTCCTACGTTCTCGAACTGACAGAAAGCTCGATGCGGATCGTGAACAATAATACGTTCTTCGTCTCAACACCCATAGCTGGCCTCGGGGGACCATTCGTATTCTCGGCGGCGATCCTAGATGAGATTCAATTCTGCCAGTCAGCGGATGTTCTCTTCCTTGTGCACGAGAGCTTCCTGCCGCTCGCCATTGCGAGGACAGCAGTCAATTCCTTCACGGCTCAGGTCTATACGACATTTAATTCCGCGCTTCACAATGAAGGTGATTTCGCTTCGCGGCCATGGAGGTCTCCGAACACAAATTCCGCGCACACATTCTCCCCGTCAGCCACATCTGGCATTGGCATCAACATGGTCTCTAGTATAAATTGGTTCGTCGCCGGGATGGTGGGCTCGAAATATAAACTTACTCAGATCCAGGCCGGACTACTTACGACCGGCGTCTTCACCATAGTCAGCATCACGTCTCCGATGGTGGCCGTCGTCAATGTTGATCTGAACTTTGTCAACACCACGGCTTCCTCTGACTGGGAAGAAGAAGCGTGGTCATCGTTTCGTGGGAGACCAGGCACCATCTGCCTCCATCAAGGCAGGCTTGGTTATGGCGGGAATACTTCGCAGCCTGATACGATGTGGTTCTCAAAGTCAGAGAACTTCTTCAATCTCGATGGGCGCGGCATGGCGACAAACACTGCCGCATTCCCGTCGCAGACAAACGCCTCAGCATTCCAGCGGACGCTCGCCTCAAGCCGCGTGAACCGCATCCAATGGATGAGCCCAGGAAAGACGCTTGCTGTCGGAACCATCGGCGGAG